GGCCAACCTGACCGGCGCCAACCTGACCGGCGCGGAGCTCTTCGACGCTAAGCTCACCGGCGCCAACCTCGCAGGCGCAGATCTCACCGGCGCCAACCTGACCGGGGCGATCCTGACCGGCGCCAACCTCTCCGGGGCTGACCTCTCCGGGGCGAGGATCGCCCACGCCAAGATCACGCCCGAGCAGCTCCGCGAGGCGATCCTCGATGAGGAGACGCAGCTCGATCACGGGCTCCGCCTTGAGCTCCTCTGGGCCATGGGCGAGGAGCTCGATCAGGGCTAGACGCTCTCCGCTCACCCTCCAGGCACCTCTTCCAGAGCCTCGATCGGTTTTCGCTGATCGGGGCTCTGATCGTTTCCGGGGGTCGGGGGTCGCTCAGAAGTTGTGGGAAATTCTTTGCGCCTTTTGCGCCAAGGGGCAGAAATCGCGCTCTGGCGCATAAAACTTTGCGCCAAAACACAAACTTTGCGCCAAACTTTGCGCCAGATTTCACACGCTAGATCAAGGGTTTGGGTCTTTTGGCGCAAAAGGCGCACAGAATTTCTCACTTATTATTGCGCGAGAGCTTGGACGAGTTGAGCGAGAACTGGGGCGGATCGTGAGCTCTTACACATACGCATATAAAAGTTGTGAGAATTCTGTGCGCCTTTTGCGCCAAGGGCTTAAACCCTTGATCTAGCGCGTGAAATCTGGCGCACAATTTTTTTAAACTCTGCGCCAAACTTTGCGCCAAACCCCTTAACTCCTTGAACCTGAAAGAGAAACCCTTTTTCAAACTTTGCGCCAACCCCGATCCCTTCCGATTCCCTCGACCTGATCCTCAGCGTCTGGCAAAATCTCGCGCGGAGGTGAACAGATGAAAAAATCACTGAGCGAGGCGGAAGCGCAGGAGCGGCTCGCGGAGCTCCTCAATCGCGCCGGGCTGCTCTGGTGCGCGGTCCCGAACGGAGGTTATCGGCGCGGAGCTGAGGCGGCTCGGTTGAGGCGCCAAGGGGTCAAGCGGGGCGTCCCCGACCTCCTGATCTTCGACCCTCCCCCATCCGGGCACGGGATCGGGTTTGCGCTGGAGCTCAAGCGGGGGGGCGTCGGTCAGCGCCGGGGTACTGTCTCGACCTATCAGCGGGAGTGGCTAGAGGGGCTCCGCGCGAGGGGCTGGCGCGCTGAGGTCGCCTATGGGCTGGATCATGCGGTCGAGCTCCTCCGCGCCGCTGGCTACCTGCTCGGGGGGCGGGGGCTATGATCGGCGCCGCGCTCGCCTGTCTGCTCTCGCTCGGGGTCATCACCGAGGACAAAAGCCCGAGCTACTCTGATCGATACTGGGCCCGGAACGGGGACTCTCTCGCGATCTGCGTCCGGGTCTACCAGACCGCTCAGGCCCGAGGGCTAGATCCTCTGGAGCTGCTCGCGGTCGGGTTTGTCGAGACCCGACACCGGGATCTCATTTCCGCCGCAGGGGCGATCGGGCCCCTTCAGGCGCTCCCCCGCTACTGGTGCCCAAGGCGCGGGGCGTGTGATCCGGTCGAGGCTGGAGCGAGAGCCTGGGCGCATTACCGGGCCCGGGCGGAGAGTATCGAAGAGGCCGCAGGGGGGTACAACGGAGCCGGGCCCCGGTCGGGCTACGCTCGCGCGGTCCGGGCGCATCACGACCTCCTCCGGGCCCGCGTCGAGGCGCTCCCGCTCTGGGTCCGGTGGGGGGCGTATGGACGCTGAGCGCGCACGGGTCGAGGCCCGGGAGCGCCTCGACGCCCTGGGGGCGATCAAGATGCGGAAAGCGGATCGGGGGCTCTGGGCGGCGCTGGTGCTGGGGCGCTGGTACGAGGCCCGAGCCCTCGCTCCCCAGCGCAAGATCTACGAGCCCGACCCCCGGGACATCGCGGCGGGCCTCGCGCACCGGGGCAGAGGTCCAGAGGTCCGGGCGCGGGATTTTGTGATCGAGCTCCACCGCGCGGCGGAGGCCGGGGAGCCGGTGAAGAGCTGGCTCAGGGTAGTCGCAGAGGAGCGGGGGATGGGGCCCGAGGAGGGGGCCGGGGAGCGGGGAGGTGAGCGGGGAGGTGAGCGGGGAGGTGAGCTTGTGTCTTGTGCGGCTCGCCCGCCCCAGCTACTCGCGCGCCCGCGCGTGGATCAGCCCCGCGATCTTACGGGCTCCGATCGCGGTCTCCGGGCCGCCGCTCAGGCGCTCGGGCGCCAGCTCCCCGCGCCTGAAGTGGCGCCCAGGGGAACGCGCGAATACATCGGCGCAGCGAGCGCGACCGCGCGCGGGCTCTGGCTCGCTTGGATCGCGGAGGTACAGGCCCGCTGGCCTGCCCCGCTCCGGCTCGACGATCTTTGCGCGATGGCGCCGGGGGTCGATCGGCGCTGGCTCGCTGCGATTCACGGAGAGCACAAGGCCGCGCTCTCCCGGGGGCTCACCGAGGAGCGGCGCCGCGAGCTCGCGCTCGGGATGGTTGGCGAGGCCGAGGCGATCGCGCGCGAGGCGCTCCGCCTGAGCGCAGAGAGCGAAGATGAGCGCCTAAAAATGGCGGCGCTCAAGATCGGCTTAGAGGCCCTCGGGCGCCGCTCTGCGCTCGCCGGGCTGGATAAAATATCCCTTGAGCTCCGCGCCGAGGTGCAGGGAGCGCGCACCCCGGAGGAAGTCGCCCGCGCGATGGGGCTCTCTCCCTCCGCGTTGGCGGCGATCGGGGACGCCGCGAGCGCAGCTCTCTCCCGCCCAGGCGCGGCGGATCGTGAAGAATAACACGGGCGGATCTCAAAATATAAAACGCGGATCTAAAGCATAAAGCGAGGGAAATTGAGCACTTATGGACACCGGCCCGGTTTATTAGATCCGCTAATATATCATTACCGGATCTTTTATTTTGCCCCGAGGCGGAGCTAATGGGGCGGGAGCTCGGGAGCGATGAGGCCCTCTTCGCGAGGCTCGCGGAAAATGCTCATTTTTCACCCTCACAAGCCCTCACGGGGGAGCGGTGGGGCCCTCCCCCGGGCGAGCCTCCAAAAGCGCCGCCAGCACCCCGCTACGCGGGCGTGATCTGGGAGCTCCGGGTCGATGAGCGCCGCGACCCCGAGATCTGCGCCCCCATGCGCGAGCTCCTCGCATGGGCCGGGGGAGAGGTCGAGCTGATCAGCGCCTCGATCCAGTGGGCGCGCGAGGGACGGGCGCCCGGGAACTATCCCCCGCCCCCGGTCCCGGTGAGGTATCTCGATCGGCGCGCGGCGATCGCTGCGCTTTGGCGCGAGGGCTGGACCGACGATCGGATCGCGGCGCTTTTCCGCGCGCAGGGGCGCCCCTCTTGGCGCTCGTCCCGGCGTCGAGACCGGGCGTCGGGCTGGGTCGGGGCGGAGGTCTGGCCCGCGTATCGCACCCCACTAAGGCGCTGGGAGCGGGAGGCGCGCGCGCGGGCGGAGGAGGTCTGGGGCCCGATCTCAGACCGGGCGCCCTAGAGCCTAATCGCGCGGGAGGAACACGACCCAATCCCCCCGGACCTCGCGCGCGAGGAGCTCGGAGGCGAGCGAGCAGGGGCCCGGGTCGGGCTCATGGGGGGCGGATCGCAGCGGGGCGAGCGAGCCCCCACCCGGGAGGCGCTCGGTCGCGAACATATCGACCCGCGCGGGCAGGGGGAGATCGCGCAAGAGCTCGGCGCCCCCCTCGGCGCGGAGGAGCACGACCCGGGCCCCGACCAGCGCAGCGCAGGCCCTCCACGGGGCGAGCAGGCGCTCGACGCTTCCGACCTCGCCCCCCGGGCCTGAGCGCGGGCCCCCGCTGAGGGCCTCGGCGCGGAGGACAGCCCAGGGGGCGAGCCCCTCGGCGGCGATCAGGGCCTCGGGGTCGCCCCCGGCGAGGGGCGCGAGCGCGGGGCGGGTACCCCGGGCGAGACAGCGCCACCAGCCCGCCCACGGGCGGCAGATGATCTCGATCCCGCTCCGCGCGCTGTGCACCCCTCCGCCATACCAGAGCGCGAGGGCCCCGTCCGCCCCGAGCCCGGGGGCGATCGCGCGAATATCCCGGGCGCTGTGCAGGTTTACGATCATGGTGCGATGACCCCAAACGGAGCGGGGTCTAGGAGCAGATAGATCGTGAGGGTCGCGATCGCGCCCGCGACCAGGAAGATCATGACCTCCCCGAGCGCGCGCTGGAGCCGCGAGGGGGCGGGGGCCCCGAGCTCGGGGCGGCGCTCGATCGGGCGCGTGGGCGCGGTCTCTGCGACGCGGCGCGGGGTCTGGGTCGTGGGCGCCGTGCGGGCGCGGTGGGCGTCGAGATCTTGGCGCGGGATGAATTGAACGTTTGGCATGGTGCCGCTCCTTCTCTGGGGCCCCTCTCGGGGGCGTGTTAGGGGGTCAATGTCGCACACTGTCGGACATAGAGCAAGCCCCTGAGCAAATCTCCCCGGATCCTGTTATGGGTCGGGGGGATAGGACCACACACAGATCAGGGGGCGGAAATGGGCACTATGGCAGATCTCCTCAAGGGCAAGGGCAAGGGCAAGGGCAAGGGCAAGGTGCCCGTCGAGCGCAGTGACGAGGAGCTCCTCGCGCTCATGGATCAGCTCTTCGGCGGCGATGAGGACGAGGACGAGGAGGAGGCCGAGGACATGGACAAGGGCGCCGGGTACAGCTACGGGGCCAAGAGCCGCAAGGGCGCCGATCCTCGCGCTGAGCTCCTCCGTCGCGCCGAGATGATGGGCGCGGACGAGGAGGAGGAGGACGAGGAGGCCGAGGACATGGACAAGGGGCGCCAGGGGCGCCAGCCCAAGCTCTTCAAGGCCGAGGACATGGACGAGGAGGACATGGACGAGGAGGACATGGAAAAGGCGCGGTCGGAGCGCCGGGCCATGATGGATCGCGCGTACTCCCTGATCGATGACCTCAGCGAGGATCAGCTCCGCGCGTTTCTCAGCGAGCACGCGATCAGCAAGGCCCTCGCGATGATGGTGATCGGTGGGATGAGCAACAGCGATCTCAAGGAGCTGGTCAGCTTTGAGGACGCCAACGGCTCCCCGGTCGGCGGGCCGGTCAGCAACCCGCACGGGGTCTGAGGGTCTAATGTTCCGCGAGCTCCTGCGCCGCTACAAGGACGCTCAGCGCGAGGGCATGGGCGGGCTCATGTTCCCCGAGTACCTAGCCATGGGGAAAGGGAGCGAGCCCAAGATCCCCCCCAGGTATCTGAGCGGGCTCAAGGGTGAGGAGCGCGCTGAGCGCGAGCGCGAGCTCAAGCGCCGGATGCGTGAGGGTGGGAGCTATAAGCCTCTCCCGGGGGACGAGGACACCGAGACGCGCCCGAGCAAATACTCTCGGTCTGAGGCCGCCAAGCGCACCCGGGAGCTCCTCGACAAGCGGGGCGAGGGTGCGAGCTTCCTGCGCGCGGTGAGCGATGTTTCAGGGGTTGGGATCGGGATCCTGCGGAGGGTGCACCGGCGCGGCGCTGAGGCGTGGGCCTCAGGTCATCGCCCGGGGGCGTCTCAGGTAGCGTGGGCCCGTGCGCGGGTTTACTCGTTCGTTTCGGGGGGCAAAACCCAAAAGACCACGGATCGCGATCTCTGGGAAGAGCACCTAAAAGCGAAGCGGAGCAAGGGATGAGCTCCCCTGAGGCCCTGCTCACGACCCCGGAGGGGCGCCGCGCGGTGAGCGAGGCCAGCCCCGCGTTCTTTGACACTTATTACTGCGGGATGCGCCGGGCCCCTCATCGTGATCGCTGGCTCTCTGCGCTGGAGGAGGCGCGGCTCTCCGCTCGGACGCGGGTGCAGAAGGCAAAGACCCTTTTGCTCGCCCCTCGAGACCACGGGAAAACCGAGGCCGCTTGTACCTATGTGACGAGGATGCTGTGCTTGGATCGGGACATTCGGATCCTCTGGATCTCCGAGAGCCAGACCCAAGCGGAAAAGCGCCTGCGTCGTGTGGCCTCGCTCCTCGCCTCGTCGCGTATTTTGGAGGACTGGACCCAAGAGCCGGAGCTCGGCGCGGGGCCTTTTCGCGGCCCAGATGATAAATGGTCTGCGACTCAGATCTATCTCCAGCGCACCCGGGCGAGCGTAGACCCGAGCCTAGAAGCGGTGGGCACAGGCGCGGCGATCGTGGGTGGGCATTTTGATTTGATCGTGTGCGACGATCTGGAGAGTGATCGGAATGTAGCCTCCCCCACTGTCCGGGCTAAAACGCGGGAATGGTGGCGGAGTACAGTCGCGCCTATGCTGGTCCGGGACGGGGCGATCCTCGTCATAGGTACGCGGAAACACTATGACGATCTGTATGAGCATATGATCAAAGACCCGACCTATCGGGTGTTGCATGATCGAGCGATCCTTGAGTGGCCCACCTCGCACGGGTTCAAGCTCTCGACCGACGAGCACGGGCGCGAGGTGATCACCGGGATCGAGGTCGAGGGGGGCCGCGCGCTGTGGGATGAGCGCCCGCTTGATTATCTGCTCACGGAGCGCCGCGCGATCGGTGAGCGGTTGTTCTCTCGCGAGTTCCAAAACGAGGTACAGGATGATAGCGCCGCGCCTTTCAAGATGGCTTGGATCGACGCTGCGAAGGAGCGCGGGGCGCGGTGGTCATTGGGGCAGATCCCCCCGGAGGTCGTGGACATTGTGCAGGGCTGGGATTTCTCGCTTGTCACCGACCCCAAGCGAGCTGAGGCCCGAGATACAGATTTCACAGTAGGGATCACATGGGGCCGCGCGGCGAACGGGGATCGATACCTGGTTGATATTTTCCGGCGCCGGGGCATGGGGCAGGCGGAGCTTCAGGGCCGGGTAAAGGGTGAGTATGCGAAATTCGGGGATCGGGTGCGCGTGGTCGCGGTCGAGCGTAATGCGTTCGGAGAGCTCCATTTTATGGGGCTGCAACGATCCTCTGATCTCCCTCTCAAGGCTCACCTCACCACCTCCAGAAAAGCCGACCCTTGGGAGGGTGTACCTGCGCTGAGTGTGCTTTTTGAGAATGGCAAGGTGGTCCTTCCCTCGCGCACGGAGGCCGATCGGGAGCGCCTCGATCCGCTGATTCATGAGCTCTGGAGCCTCGGCAAAGCGGCGCACGACGATACAGTTATGAGCCTCTGGATCGCGGAGACTTGGCTGAGAAAATCCGCCTTTGTCTACTCGGTCGCATTTGGCGAAACGGAACACACGGGCGAGGCGGATGAGCGTATGATCGGGGGAATGTACGACGACGACGACCCCGAGATCTACCGGCGAGAGCAGGAGCGCGCGGGGCATGATAAGATCTGGGCGGAGCTCCTGCCCGGCGGGCATATCCACTGAGGAGGGACCATGAGGGGACCATATACAACGAGAATCTATAGCCTAGACTCCGCGACCCCGGCGACAGTAGGCCGGGAGATCGAGGATCTCGCGCAGTTTGCGAGGAATGCTCAGGTCCACGTCGAGGGCCTCGGGGCGGGGAGCTATAAAGTCGAATACCTGCCCCCTCGATCCTCGATCTGGATCGAGCACGTTTCCGGCGCGACGGCCTCCGATCTCACGATCCTAGCGGGCCCGGATGCGCCGATCTTTGAGGCGCTCAAGATCACAGTGGGCGGAACCGCAGCGGGGAGCACTCAGAGCGCGGTGGTCACTGTCTGGCATAGGGGTTTTTAAATGGCGACTCTTGACGGATCCGCGACTCAGGGCAACGCGGCCCTGATCTCGTATATGCTCAGCAACACCGACCCGGCGCAGGTTGACTCATTTTCGGAGGTGCGCGACGAGCTCGCGGCGCTCAGCGCGGGGGTTGCAACGCTTGAGATCTTTGAACTCTCGACCTCGGCGGGCGTGAGCTCTTACTCAGTCGCGGCGGTCCCTAGTCAGGACACTTCCGGCGATTATCGGATCGCGGCGAGCTACAACGGGATCCAGCTCGGGAGCTCTGACTACTCACTGAGCTCCGGCTCGGGGCAGACAACGATCACTCTCTCGCTCCCCTACGCGATCGAGGCGGGGGAAGCTCTTATCATCCAGATCCACAAATAGGACAGGGGTTTAAAAAATGGCGCAGATTAAGGGCAAACAAGTTCTTCAGGGATCGCTCGACGCGGATCGGTTGACCAACGCGACCGGCGCGGGATCCGTCCTGGTATCTCAGGCGGGGGGCGATTTCGCTGAGCAGGCGATGAGCGGGGACATCACGATCGCGGCCTCGGGGGCGACCACGATCGGCGCGGGGGTGGTGAGCAACGCAAAGATCGCAGATGGCGCGGTGAGCGGGGCCAAGGTCGCGGCGAATGGGATCGAGGACGGCAAGCTCGCGATCTCAGATTTCAATTTTGATCTCGGGTCGGCTTCCTCCTACCCCCGGATCAAGCTCACCGGCACCCCGAGCCAGAGCGACGACGTAGCAAGCAAGAGCTATGTCGATTCGCAGGTTTTGAGCTCCTCGGCGGGCCTCAGCCCCAAGGACAGCGTTCATTACACCACGGACAGCACCCTCGCGGGAACCTATGCCCACGCGAGCGGGAGCAGCACGATCACCGCAGGATCCAACGGGGCCCTGAACCCGGTGGCAGTGGGCGCGACCGGGATCACGCTCAGCACCGGCGACAGCGTCCTTCTCCGGGGCCAGACCAACAGCTATGAGAACGGGATTTATACGATCACCGCGCTGGGAGACGGCTCAAATCCCTACGTCCTGACCCGTCGATCTGATGCAGACTCCACCACCAAGCTCGCGGGCGCGTTCGTTTTCGCGATGGAAGGGGACTACGCGGATCGCGGGTACCTTTGCACCACGGACGACAGCGCGACCTTCGGGACGGACGCGATCACGTTTACGGATTTCTCGATCCTCTCCCTGGAGGCCGGGAACGGGATCGCGATCACCGGGAACACCTCGATCGCGGCGAACCCTAACACCTCGGCGGGCCTCGGGGTCGATGCAAGCGGGATCAAGATCGTGCTCCCGACCTCTAGCGGTCTGGAGTTCGATGGGGTCAACGGGCTCCGCGTAGACGCTGAGGACGCCTCCCTCGCGCTGAGCGCGTCCGGGGTCAAGGTCAACGCAGACAACGACACCATGGGCCTGAACGGGGGGGCCTCGCTCGTCGCAGCTCAGCCCGTGCGGCAGGACCTCGCACTGGAGACCTCAAGCGACCTGAGCGCGAGCTCCGACGATCAGGACACCGGGTTGACGATCACCCGGACCCCTGCCGGAGATAGCGGGGTCGTTGTCTGCGTCAATGGTGTAGGGGTCAAGATCGGGGACGGATCCAAGACCTCCTGCGACTGCTATTTCTCCGGCGATAGCGGCTCCACCGCGCGCGCGATCAGCGCGATCACCGCGAGCGATAAGCTCTTCTGGAACGGCTCAACCGCAGGCTATGGGATCAACGGATCCAGCACGACAAACGCGGACGGGGTGGATATCATCTCGTTCCACTATAACGCGCTGACTGTCTAAGATCCCTCACGGGCTCAAGATCTGCTAAAGTAGAGGCGCCCGGGCACAGGCTCGCGGCGCCTCTTCTGTTTTCGGGGGGATCATGCTCAAGAACAAGCAGATCGGGGGGCTGGGGGGCGCTGCGCTCCTCGATGCGGGGACGGGCGCGGGTGAGCTCGTCCAGCTCGATTCTCTGGGGCGCCTGCCAGCGGTTGACGGATCGCAGCTCACGGGGCTCAGCGGAGGGGGCGGAGGAGGGGCTGAGAGCTCTGTGCCTCTCGCAAATGTGACCAACGTTCCGGGGTCGGGAGATTACACGATCAGCGGGACGAGTAGCTCTAATTCGGTTTATTTTGTGGACACCGCGAGCGCGACGGGCAACCTCTCGATCTATCTCCCGCTCGCGAGCGATTTTAGCGCGGGCGAGTACCTCCTGATCGCGCGCACGACGGGATCGGTGTCGCTCAATATCCGAGTGAGCTCTGGATCTAGCGATACTGTGCGGGGGAGCTCGTCGTACAACGCGACCCCGGGCCAGAGCTGGCTCCTCATGAGCGACGGATCCTCAAAGTGGATCACGCTAGAAATGGGCTATATATGAGCAAGACCAAACAGATCGAGGGGCTGGGAAGCGCAGCAGCCTTAGACGCGGGGACGGGCGCGGGTGAGCTGGTCCAGCTCGACGGATCCGGGCGGATCCCTGCGGTCGATGGATCACAGCTCACGGGCGTTAGCGGGGGTGGGACAACGACCGCAGCTCTCCTCCCGATCGTGACTGTGACCTCGACAAACTACAACGTAGCGAGCTCGACCGCGAACGGGACCGTTTTTTACCTAGACACCTACGGATCGGGGCAGTTGATCACCTACCTACCAGCGGCGAGTGCGGTGAGCGCGGGAACGTCGTTCACGTTCTCGCGGAACGATGGGGGGAGCTATGGGTACGTTCTGCGCGCGGGCTACCCGGGCGGAACAGATACCCTTCAGGGCGCGAACACCGGATACCAGCTATTCCCAAACGCCTCGATCACCCTGATCAGTGATGGCTCCTCAAATTGGATCTATGGAGGCCTCGGTACACAATGATCAAGCTCAAGCAGATCTCAGACGCGGGGAGCGCGGCAGCTCTGGACGCAGGAACGAGCGCGGGTGAGCTGGTACAGCTCGACTCTCAGGGGCGTCTGCCAGCGGTTGACGGATCTCTGATCACCGGGCTCAGCGGAGGGGGCTCTGGGGGGACATCGATCCGCCCGGTCGTGAGCGCCGACATCACCACCGCGGCGTATCAGATCGGGGCGTCCCTAGACTGCGGATCTGTGATCGTGGTCAATAATTCGTCCTCTGTGACTCGGGACGTTTACCTGCCTGCGGCGAACAGCTACAGCGCAGGGTTTTATCTGTTCGTCGCGCGGGACGGGGGGACAGCGTACCCGGCGACGCTGAAGCCCCACCCGAGCTCATCGGACACGCTCAACCGAGCTGTCGCGAGCGTCACCCTTGGCGCCTATGACTGCCAAAAATTAGTCAGTGATGGATCTTCAACTTGGATCCTGATCTCTCAGGGGAGATTCTGATGATTGATCGATTTTGGGCGCACCTTACCCCGACCCAAGCGGCCTCAGGGGCTGCGGTCCTGCTCTCGTTCGGCCTCGGGTATCTCTGCGCTCCGGGCCCGGCGCCTCGCTCAGAGATCTGCGCCCCGGAGCTCGCCGCTCTGGAAACCTGCCGGGAGCAACAAACCACCGAGCGCGGGCGCTGTATCGGCAAGATCACCGAGGCTCAGGGCGCCTGCGTAGAGCGAGAGCGCCGAGCCTGCGAGCGCCGGGGGGCAACCCTCAGAGCGGTACAAGGATCGCTTGATTGCGCGATCTGCGACGCGGAGAGGCGGGCCCGCGATGGTGAGTAAGATCTTGCTCAGTCTCTCGCTCACTGTCCCCCCGATCGGGGCGCCTGTGCAGCTTGAGATCGGGCGCTTAGAGCTGGAGCTGGATTTTCTCCGGGAGGGGGCCCGGGCACCGGCTGAGGGGTTCCTCGTTCCGCGCGAGACAGTGGGGCGCCTGATCACTGAAGCGCAGGAAGCGGAGCGCGATTGCGCGGAGCGGGTGAGCGCGATCCGGGCGACGATCGATCATGAGATCCTTCAGCTCGCGGAGGCGCAGGAGCAGCAGCTCTCAGGCTATGTCCAGAGGATCGACTCTCTGGAGCAGCTCAGCGCAGCGCAGGCAGAGGAGGCCCGGGGGCTCGCTCGGGATCTGGGGCGCTGGCAGATCGGATCCTATATCATCGGCGGGGCGCTAGGCTCTGCTCTGGTTTGGGCGCTGGCGCGCTGAGGAGGAGAGCATGAGCAGCAAACACGACAAGCGCAGAGAGCGCCGCGCGGAGCTCCTCGCAGAGCTAGATCGAGATCTTCCCCCTGCTCCGGCGTGGGCGCCAGAGGAGGCGGGAGCTAAGGCGCTCGCTTGGGCGCTTGAGCAGTGGGCCTCTGAGGTGCGCGAGCCCCGGGGGCGGGTCGAGGACGGGCCGATCTTGGCCTACGTCCATCGATCCGGTTGGTCGTGGGTCGAGAGCTACCAGAACAAGAAGCGGGCATGGTGCGGGCACTTCGCCGCGAGCGCATGGGCTGAGGCGGGGGTCAAGCTCGCGCCGAGGTCGAAAAAAATGGTCTCGACTTATCGGCTCTCACGCTGGGCAGGACGCTCTGTTCCTCTCGATCAGATCCGCCCCGGAGATCTGATCGTGGTCGGTTCTCTCAAGAGCTGGGGGGACCATATCACGATCGCGATCGAGCCCCTTGGGGGTGGAGCGTGGGCGACTGTTGAGGGAAACGCTTGGGGAGAGGGGCCGAGCGGGGAGCGGTTTGAGGGGGTGATCCGCCGCACTCGATCCCGGGGAGAGATTCGGTTTGCATATCGCCCCCTCGCGGGTGATCTGGAGGGCTGAGAATGTTAGATCCTGCGGTTGTTGATGAGCTGGTAAAGGCTGCGAAAACCGGAGCAAAGGCGCTCGATTTCAGTCCTCAGGATCTTGATCTTCAGGGTGCGGGGGTCGCGGCCTATCAATCCGACGCGCACGGGGGCAGCTATACGGGGCTGAGCTACTCCTCGCTCTCGGCGCTTGCGCGTATGCCCCTTATTTCTGCGATCATCCAGACACGCATTAACCAGATCGCTGAGTTCGGGCGCCCCGCGCCGGATCGACACTCGGCGGGGTTTGTGATCCGGGTTAAAGACCAGGGGGATGCTCCGAGCGATGAGCAGCAGGAGAAGATCGCGGCGATCCAGAAATGGATCATGAGCTGCGGAGATCCTCGGGTCGTGGGGACTACGACTTTTGAGCAGTTTCTGAGGATGCTCACGCGGGACTCCCTGACCTATGACCAAGGTTGCTTTGAGGTGGTCTATGCGAAGGGGCGCCCCGCTGCGTTTAAAGCCGTTGACGCCTCTTCTATCCGGCTCGCGGCGCCTAGCTCGGAGGAGCTCAAGGCAGGGCGCCGGGATCCCGCGCGCGCGGCTTATGTGCAGGTTATCGACAACAAGATCCGCGCAGAGTTCAGTCGGCAGGAGATGGGATGGGGGATCAGGCGCCCGCGCTCATCGCTCCGGGGGCGGGGGTATGGGTTCCCGGAGCTAGAGGAGCTTTACCCCACGATCGTGGATCTGGCTCATGCAAAAGCGTACAATTCCGCGAACTTCACTCACGGGCTGCACTTGAGCGGGATCCTAGCGGTCAAGAGCAAAATGAGCCCGGCGCTCTTCCGCGCGTTCAGGCGTGAGTTTTATTCGATGCTACAAGGGCCTAACGGGGCGAAGAAAACTCCGATCATTCAGCTCGACCCGGAGAACAAGGAAGAGATCAGCTCTGTCTCGCTGAGCAATTCAAATCGAGATATGGAGTTCTCAAACTGGCTCAATTTCCTGATCAAAGAGGCCGCGAGTATCTACCAAATGGACCCGGCTGAGCTCGGGTTCGTTTATGGCAACGAGGGCCAGAGCGGAGGGCTTAATCAAGCGGGCCCGGGGCAACGGATCCAAGCGAGCAAGGAGCGCGGGCTGCGGCCCCTGCTCCGGGCGATCGAGAGCTGGATCAACCGCTGGATCGTCGCCCCGCTAGATGATGAGCTAGAGCTTGTTTTTGTGGGCCTTGACGCGGAGACCGAGACGCAGCGGATCGAGGCTCTCAATAAAAAGGTTCGCGCCTTCCTAACGATCAACGAGGCCCGGGCGGAGATGGATCTTGAGCCGATCGACAATCCAGCGGCTGATATGATCCTTGATTCCTCTTACATGATGCAGGCCGCTCAGGGGGGTGAGGGAGGCGAGGAAGAGATACCAGGGGGCGATCTTGAGCAAGAGGCCCCTGATATTGATCAGGAGTTTTAACGATGTTCTCAGGGCTGTTGTCGAGCTGGCAAAAGGGGCAGGGACACAAATACAAGCGCCGGATCCCGTACCTCGACAAGAGGGGCCGGAAACGATACCGCTATTTCTACGCGGATCAGCACCTCCACGGAACAGGAACGGGCAGCCTTCAAGAGATGGTCACGGGGGCGAAGTTCTCCCTCAGACACAATGACCAGCCCGGGCATTTTGAGATCTTAGCGGTCGAGGGAGGCGCCCGGCTCAGGCTCAAGCACGATGAGAGCGGGGCTGAGATCACCCTTTCAAAGAAGGAATTTTCTCGCCTCTTGCAGTTGGAGCACGGGGAGAAGATCGAGGAGCAAAAAGAGCGATTTCGCGCGCGTCTCCGCGAAGAGCGCAAACTAGGATCGATCTCTGTCAAACGCACCGAAAAGAGAGCCGCTCTGCTCGGGATCGATGTCCCCCGGTGGGAGAGCGAGGCCCGGGAGGGTGTGATCAGAGAGATCCGCTACGGCGCCGCGCTCCCTTATCGTCTCGCTCTGAAAAATGAGCGGGGGCACGTTGTGAGAAAATGGGTTAAGGCCGAGACAGCGGAGGCCTTGATCCGTTCGGGTGCTGATACCTGGGGGACGCCTGAGCGCGCGCCGCAGGAGAAACGGTCAAGGGGGACAATCGCCGGGCCAAGCGGGCCGCGCCCAGATCTTGAGCTCCTCGCGAGGCACTGGGCTCAGGGGCACCAGTACGCCTACGATCTCCCGGCTCAAGCTCTGGAGAGCAGGGCGATCGAGAGAGATCAATTATATAGGCTCTGGGTTAGGGAGAAGGGGCGGGACGCTTGGCGCCGGGGAGACTCAGCTCTCTCTACAGGCCACCAGATACAAGATCAATTCCCCGGACATGAGCTTTTGAAACTCGACGAGCGGCTATCTTCGCGCGCCCCCGTTCGTGGGGTTGGCAAGGGGTTCATTGATGATCGCACCCTGCTAGAGCAGCTCATCGCACAAGCGGATCAGATGGGCCTTGAGCTATGCGTAGCACCGCACCACTTGAACACCCTCTCTGAGAGCGGGGCGACTAAAGAGGAGATCAGCCTCAGCGCAGAGCGCCCGCCGATGATCGAGGGTTTTGATCTGAGTAAAATTTCCACCTTAACAGAAAAGCGCAGCTTTATAAGAAGAGGAGAAAGAAGAAACTTTACCGTTGAATATGAGGAGGAATACATAGACCCCGACCCCAGCAAAAGGGATCCGTTTTTAGAAGAAACCAGATTCTTTGAGAAGGTTTTTCGGGCGGGGGGGCGGGGAACCATCCGACTCCTGAGAAAAATCCAAGCGGGCAGGGTAAGCGCAGACGAGATCGCTGAGATGAGAGAGGGCCGCGCTCAGGGAGCTAAGAGAGACTACGCTCACTTAATAATGGGGTTCTCTGACTGGTGGGCCTCTTTACGGGACAGTGAGAGAGAGAGATTCTGGTCTGAGTACCTCCTCCCAGAGTCTCAGCCCTCAATGGTGAGGGTTCGGCACCCACTCCATGAGCAGAGCGCCTTCTCAATCCCCGCAGGTATGGGGAAATTTAAAGAGAAGGGCTGGAATTTCCATAAGTACCAAAAAAAGGCGATTAATTTCGCGCTCCAGAGAGAGCGGGTACTCTGGGGGATGGAGATGGGTTTAGGGAAAACCCTATGCGCGATCGGTCTTTTTGAGGCCCTCAGAGAGCAAGGAGCGCCTGAGAAGAGGATGATCGTCTCTGCCCCCCTCTCCGCTCAGGGGAGCTGGGAACGGGAGCTGAGAGAGAACACGGATCTCAGGTTTGAGGTGATCAGCGGTAAAACAAAAAAGAAGCGCCGAGAGGCTTATGCAAGGCTCAAGAGGGGAGAGATCGACGTTCTAATCACAAGCCCGCAGAGTTTAGGAGCAGCTAAAGATTTTAAAGAGCTCTCAGAGGTGATTGATCAAGAGACGCTCTTGATCGCTGATGAGGTTCATATGTTCAAATCAGGGCCTAGAGAGCACACAAGGTATATAGAGAGATTGCCCGGGGGTAAAAGTAGGCTCAGGATCGTTCCCGGGGGCTCCGATCAAGGGGTCGGCTTTGCTCGGCTCAGTGAGCAGGCCGGGCGGGTCGTGGGGATGACAGGAACCCCTAAACCAAACAAGATCACGGACTTCTTTTCTGTAGTAAGCTCGATTGCTCCTGATGAATTTCCCCGGACGGGGGAGGGGGTTAGCGATAGATCCCTTGAAAATTTTGAAAACGCTTACTGTGTTCTATCGGAGGACAGACCCAACGAGGGGCCCCGGGATATGGGCGCAAAACACAGGAATGATGGCAGGGTCTCTCTTGCATTTAGACCGGATCGCCTTGAGGCTCTACATGAGCACCTCGCGGGCTCAATGTTCGTGAGATCAGTATCAGACCCGGACGCGCGGATCCCTCTCCCCGACAGGTTAGATTTAACGCCGAGGATCGAGCTTGATGATCTACAACAAGCGATCGTCGAACGATTGCCTGAGATGACACTGATCAGGGCGGCAGCAGCAGTAGCAGAACGGAAGGACGAGGACAAAAGAACAGACGCAGACCGGGAGGCGATTAGAACAGCAAACCGGGCGCTCGCTGGAGAGTATGGAGAAGATCCAGAAGATCGGAAATTTAACCAGTACGCGATCGAGGGAGCTTCAACAGTACCGGAAACAATAGCGATCCGACTTGATCAGCTAATGATCCACCCCGGGATTTTTTCAAAATCATTTGATCAAGATCACCCCGAGTATATCGCCCCAAAGATGGATCTTGTTTGTAATGCTGCCCGGGATCACATGGAGGCACACCCTGAGCTAAACGCTCTCATCTTCTGCGAGTCTGTAAATGGACTTCAACGGGCGCGGGAGCAGATGATCGCCCGAGGCGTCCCCCCAGAGCAGATCGCTATCTATGACGGGAGCACGAGCCCAAAGAAGCGCCGGGAGATAGAAGAGCGTTTTAACAGTGGAGAGCTCAAGGTTCTCCTCGGGAACCCTCAAGCCCTCGCGACTGGCGCAAATCTTCAAAGTCGATGTAATTTTGTAGCGCACCTCAACACCCCCTGGGCGCCGGATCGGCTGGTCCAGTCTACAGGGCGCGTTTATCGCCAAGGGCAGCGGCACACGACGACGATCCTCAGACCCGTAGGCTCAGAGTTCGACGCTCTAAAAAATAAGGTTATCGCGCGAAAGATCGCAGCAAGCTCTCAGGCTCTTGGGGTGAGCATGAGAGCTGAGGCGGATCTGGTTGGGCGGGCGCAGAGCGGAGAGCTTCAAGTTCTTGATTCCCTAATCTTTGAGATGGCGGGGATTGATCAGAAGAGGCTCATGGAGAGTATGAGCCCAGATCTAATTGATGAGCAGCGGCGGGCCGAGAAGGAGCAGCGAGAAAGGGCTCTCATGGAATTGAAAGAGGCGCCTTTCAACCCGAGAAATTACGATCAAGAGATTTTAAAGGGATTCCCCGGGGCTCAAGCTGCGCGGGATTTAAAGAAGATAAAAAACGGGCTGGGCTGGGCCTCTAAAGAAGGGTTTAGAGGGATAGGCGTAGCTCAGAGAAAAGGAAATCTAGCAATAGATGATCAAGGCCGCGTGACAGCGGGCGATCCGTTCTGGGCGGGGGTTTATGCGTTCGCGTTTGCAAATGGGGAGCAGCTATGACCAGAGAGCAAGAGCTCGCGCTCACGCCCCGAGGGGCGATCCGTTTAGACTACCCGGGGCGGGATGAGATGATCATCTCCCTCGCCCGAGAGATCCAAAGAAACCCCGATCGAGAGCTCCCCCTATGGCTCTGTTCTGAGATCATAGATCTGAGCGCGGGGGGCGCGGAGTTAGATCGAGATCTCTTGAACGCTGCGATCCGAGTATTTGGGAGGGATTAACCGATGTTCTCAGAGCTTCTTTTTAGCTGGCGCAAGGCCGCTGGTCATAAGTATCTCAGGCGGAAGCCGTACTTCGACAAGAAGGGCCGGAAACGATACCGCTACACTTACAAGGAGCACCACGGGGGCGGGATCAACAAGAAAGAGGCCATGGTCGAGGGTGCAGCGTTCAGGCTCTCTCACAATGGGCAGGCCGGACACTTCCACATTGAGAGCGTGAGCGGGAACAGGCTCAAGATCAGGCACGATGAGAGCGGGGGAGAGCTGGAGTTGTCTAAAGCCGAGTTTCAGCGCCTCCTACACATCGAGCACGGAGAGGCTCTAGGCAGGGCCGCGGAGAGGGCAGAGGCCACGCTCAATCAGGCGAAAGAGACCGGGAGCGCGAAGCAGGTCGCCCGAGCAAAAGCCGAGGCCGAGAACCTGCGGAAGATCGCGGAGCGGGGGAAGGCTCAACTGTGGGATCAATTTGTTCTTGAGCTCACAACACAAGAGCTGAGAGATGAAAGGGAGATCTTAAAAGAGAAGGCTGATCGGTGGGGGAAGAAATTAAAAGGAACCAAAGATAAATTTCTTAAAAAACAATTCCAGATCTATATAAGCGACGCCGATAAAAAAATTAATAAGATCGATGAGCTGCTCGCAAAGCCCGCACCAGAGCCCGAGGCTAAGGAGCCCGCACCAGAGCCCGAGGCCCCGGCCCCTGGGGGGCTGGTCGATCTCCATGAAGAGGCGGATCGGCTTCTCCATGAAGAGCTCAAGGGGCTAGAGTGGGAAAGAGATTCTGAATGGAGGTGGGAAACGGACTCTGAGGGAAATCGGATATACACCAAGCAAGCTCAGGATCGGTTCAATGAGATCTTGAAGAGGCTCTCTGATGAGCGAGATGACACCTCCCCGGCGGCGATCTCTAAAATAAGATCTGAAATTGAAAAGCTGGAAACCAAGATCGCAGAAATGGGGGAGTATAACAGGAAGGTTAGGGAGGGAGAGATTAGCTCTGGGGGCTACTCCTTTGAAGTAGTTGAAGAAAGAAAAGCCACACTTAGAGAGAAAAGAGATTGGCTCGTCGGGGCACTAAAAGAGCAAATTGAGCAAGTTTCTGAGCTTGACGCTGCGGATCTGGTGCGGGAACGGGAGAGGGTGTTAAAGGATCTTAAACGGGCAGAGGAGGCGCAGAAAAGGCAGCTTAGAGAGCTTTTAGAGAACCAAGCTGTCTATGACGATAAGGTTCAGGAACTTGAATTAAAGATGAGCGAAGCAACGGACCCGCGCGAGAAGGCGGGTTATCAGTTTGAAAGAGATGATAATCGCAGGGGCCTATGGGGTACCATGGCCCGGATCGAGACCATCAAGGATCCTCTATACAGAGAGCGCCACAAGCGCAAACGCGCAGACCAAGAGGCCCTGATCAAGGTTGAGACCAAGGCCAAGCCAGAGCCCAAGGCCCCCAAGGCCAAGCCAGAGCCCAAGGCCCCCAAGGCCAAGGCCAAGCCAGAGCCCAAGGCCCCCAAGGCCAAGCCAGAGCCCAAGGCCAAGCCCAAGGCCAAGCCAGAGATTGAGCTGACCAGAGATCAGGGAAAAGCAAGACGCAGGTTTGACGAGAACCATGAGCGTCTCAGGAAGCTAGAGGCTCAGATCCGAGACCAAAAAGACTTCCTCAGCACAGACCGGGCCCCGGCAGTTAGAAAAAAGGAAGAGCAAAGGCTCAAAAGCTTGATCGAGGAAAAGCGCAGCTTAGAGGCCGAGAACAAGAAGATCTCGATTTCCCTTACAAAGCCCGCGCCGGAGCCCGCGCCTATAGTTAGATCAGAGGACGAGCAACGAAACGCGCGAGAGTTCCAAGCGAACGCAGAAGAGATCAAAGGGTTAGACGCTAAGATCAAAGAGGCTGAGGAGCGCATCGCCCGGCGCGGGGTTGGTGCTACTGTGAAACGCGAGGCGAGGAAAGAGATCAAGAATCTAACAGCGATGAGAAGATATATTGTCGCTTCTAATAAAAGGATCCTAGCGGGTGAAAAAAGGAGATCAACCGGCGTCCGTTATGGGGAAGAGCTGGTCCCTTATGTCCCGGTCTCTTGGAAAGAGGCGCAGAGCCCAGAAGCAGCCGCAAAGGCATTGATCCTCTCCGAGTTCTCGGGGGTGTCTGATGACGCGGAGAGGTTCCGGGGGTACCTAGATCAAGCAACTAGCGGCAAGATCTCCCAGGATGAGGCGCTGAGCGTCGTGTTTGAAGAGCTCTCTAAGAAGATCGATATGGGGGAGCTGTACGATAAGATCAGCGAGGTTAAAGGACAGGAGTTTGCAGAGCAGGCCCTCGCCCCTTATCTCGATAAAAAGGCTCTGGTTCGGGTTTATGCGGAGGTTCAACCATTTATCAGAACCTACGCAGACGCGACGATCTCTGAGCTTAAACAACAAGCGAAGGATCTGGAAAAGAGAGAGGCCCAATACAGAGACGAGGATCTGCCTCCTGAGGAAAAGAAGATGCTTTTAGATCACACCCGTAGACTTCGCTTAGAGGTCGCGGTGCAGTTAGGAGAGGCAGGAGTGCGGGAGACGAAAGAGGAGCGGACGCCTAAAACGAGATCGGGGCGCCCCTCTGCTCAATACCAGCTCCCGGGCGGGGGTCGGGTTGAGATTCGACAAGATCAGGACGACAACAGGATCCGGCTCTTCTTCCCGGGTAAACCCAGCGACGAGCAGCGCGCCCGGCTCAAGAAGCGGGGCTTTAGGTGGAGCCCTCGCGCTGGAGCTTGGCAAAGACAGCTCACGGAGAACGCTGTGATCGCTTCGGGCTCTGTGTTGCGCGCGATGGGGGCGGAGTTGGTTAAGGAGGCCCCTTGACCCTCTCCCCTGACCTCCCCCCGATCTGGACCCTCGCGAGGGAGTGGCCCGCGCTCGGGCTCCCTCCCCCTGGTACGTTTCCCAAGCGGTGGATCGAGTACATTCCCAAGCTCCGAAAGGCGCACGGGCGAGATCTACACCCTCGATCGGCTGCACAGGTGGGGCGGATCGTGGAGAAGCTCGATCGGTGGTGGTCGGAGTGTTCTAATCGAGATAGAGAGCTCATTTCAGGGAGCCTTGAGCCGGAGGCGCTGCTCTCTGCTCGGGAGGTTCCGGCGATCCCGGAGCGGTGGGATCCGCGCGCAGAGCTCCCTCCGGCGAGGTGGATCGAGGGCTTTGAGCGCCGGGGCTGGTCCCTGCATCTCTACCAAGCCCGGGCGCTGGAGTTTCTCCGCTCTCGCCCCCGGGCGCTCCTCGCGATGGAGATGGGTCTAGGCAAAACCCTGATCGGGGCGCTCTGGCTCGCGCGGCTCTTCGCAGAGCGGGCGATCTCCCGAGCTGTGATCGTCGCCCCGCTGAGTGCTCATGCGACATGGGCTGATCACCTCCAGCTCACCGCGCTGAGGCCGCGCATTATGAGCGGTTGGACGAGAGAGCGCAGGGCGCGCGGCTGGGATGACCTCCGCACGGGGGCGGCTGATCTGGTCGTGATCTCTCCTCAGGGCGTGAGCAGGACCGCGCGGAGGGTCTTTGATTCTGATCAGGCCCTCGGGGCCCTCTCCGGGGGCGCGCTCTTGATCGATGAGGCGCACAAGATCAAGGGGGAGTCGAGCGCGATCGGGAAAACGATCGAGGTTCTCTCTCAGCGCGCGGGTTTTTGCGTCGGGATGAGCGGGACACCTAAGCCGAACAGGATCGGGGATTTTTATCTAACCCTGAGCCGGATCTGTGGCCCGGGGCTCGGGACGCTTGAAGAGTTTATTACCCGCTACACCTACCCGAGAGAGGATCTCTGGGGCGGCGCCGAATACCTCCCGGGCCCCGTGCGAGGGGATAGGCTCAGGGAGCTCTGGGAGCGGTGCTCTGAGGTGGTGTTCATCCGAACCGGAGCAGACATTGACGCTCAGATCCCTCTCCCTCCCCGCCACGATGAGACCCCGGATGTTGAGCTTGATGATGACCAGCGATTGATCGCCCAGGGGGTCGCCCGGGCCTGTGCTCTGGCGATCGATGCGCCTCAAGAGATTGAGCGCCTCGCGCGATCGAAGCGCCCGATCGATCGGGTGATCGCGGAGGGGGCGAGCGCGGGGGCAAATGCTCCGGGGCTGCGCCTTGAGCAGATAGCGGTCTGCCCTAGCGTTTTCTCGGAGACGTTCAGGCGCGAGCGTCCAGACTACATTTCGCCAAAGATCGGGCTCATGTGCGATCGGTTAGAGGCTCATTTTGAGGCGCAACCGGGATCCGCTGCGCTGCTCTTCTGCGAGTGGATCCGGGGGCTGGAGGCTGTCCAGAGGGCCCTCATCGCGCGGGGGGTCGTGACCGCTGATCGGGTCGCGATATACTCGGGGCAGGTCTCCCAAACCGATCGACGGGCGCTTGTGCGGGCGCTCAATGAGGGGGATCTTGACGTTCTGATCGCTCAACACAAGAGCCTAGAGACAGGCGCAAATCTTCAGGCCCGTTGTAGTTTCGTGGGGCACGTCTCCAGCCCGTGGGCTCCTGATACGCTAGTACAGACAACAGGGCGCGTTTATCGGCAGGGGCAGAGGCGCCCGGTGTATGTGGTCAGGCCCTCGGGGAGCTCGATCGAGCGGGCAAAAAACCAAGCTCTCAGCGCCAAGATCCGCGAGACCGGGCAGCTCCTCGGGGTGGGCATGGAGGCCGATCGGGCTGTCCTCCGCTCCACCTCCCGCGCGGAGGGGCAGAAATGGGCTAAGATTTACGCGCAGAGGCTCAAGGCATACGCCGAGAAGGGGGAGCTATGAAGAAGGGCAGGATCCGGTTAAACGTGCTCGATTTAGGAGCCCCGGGCGAGCTCGCGGAGATCCGGCGCCAGCTCCTCGCGCAAGAGGGAGAGGTTCGGCAGATCTTGACCCCAAATACCTGGGGGACGATCGAGATCCCCACGGGGCGATCGGTCGAGGACGCGATCGGGGCGCTGCGGAAGGGGGCCCGAGGGGGAGAGGTCCGGTTGATCGATGACCTAACGGAGCTCATGGGGAGGGTTGCGCGCGAGCGTTTCGATCGCCTCGCTGATGACCTTGACCAGCTCCTGAGCGGAGACACCCTGAGCAAAGGCTCCGGCTATCCTGAGCACTGGTTTAAGCCCCCGGAGACAGTCGCGCGCGCCGCGCGTCGAGGTCTGGAGCTCCGCAAAAAATACGGGCGCGGGGGCCTCTCTACGCAGGAAGCGGGGAGGCAGGGGATCGGGAGCGGGGTTCAGAGGGCAAGCGACCTCAGCGCCCGAGAACAGATCCGCCCCGAGACGATCAGGCGCATGAGAAATTTCTTCTCGCGCCATGAGCAGCACAGGATGAGCCGGACCAAGAACGGAGAGCCCGGGGCAGGAATGATCGCTTGGCTCCTCTGGGGCGGCGATCCGGGGCGCGCGTGGGCCTCGCGGGTGATCTCACGCATGGAGCGACAAGATCGGCTAAGGTCTAAAAAAGAGGAGGGTTGATCGATGTTCTCAGAGCTTCTTTCTAGTTGGCGCAAAGGCGCGGCGCATAAGTATATCCGGCGCAAGCCGTACTTCGACAAGAAGGGGCGCAAGCGATACCGCTACACCTACCAAGCACAGCGCGGGGGAGGGGTCACAAGCTCTGAGGCTATGGTCGAGGGCTCCGCGTTCCGGCTCACGCACAAGGGCAAGGCCGGGCATTTCCACGTCGAGAGCGTAGACGGGGACAAGCTCAAGATCCGGCACGATGAGAGCGGGGGAGAGCTGGAGCTGACGAAGGCCGAGTTTCAGCGCCTCCTACACATCGAGCACGGCGAGGCTCTAGGCAAGGTCGCAGATCGAGCACAGGCCACGCTCAAGCAGGCCAAAAAGACCGGGACCAAGAAGCAGATCGCCCGAGCTAAAGCCGAGGCCGAGAAGCTGCGGGAGATCGCGGAGCGGGGGAAGGAACCCGAGGCCAAGCCCGAGCCCGAGCCCAAGGCCAAGGCCAAGCCAGAGCCCAAGCCCAAGGCCAAGCCAGAGATTGAGCAGGGAGAGGTCGCTGAAGAAAGAAAGCGCCGTGTTCAACAAGCACGGGAGCAAATTGACAAACTAGAGCGCCAGATACGAGATTATAAAGCTGTTCTGCGAATACACGGCGACTCTATGCACCTAGAATCTAAAAAGGATCATGAACAGAGCCTTAAAAGCTTGATCGAGGAGCAAGACGCTTTACAGGCCGAGATCAAAGAAATTGAAGCGGCCCCTCTTCCTGAGCCCAAGGCTAAGCCAGAGCCCAAGGCCAAGGCCAAGCCAGAGCCCAAGGCCCTCGGGAAGCTCAAGGGGCATGAAGGCAAGAAGGCCCGCTTGATCATGCCCGGGGCGAGCGGGCGCCCACAACGACATAAGATCGTTTATGCGCTGGTCGAGGCCGACTCAGTGATCGCGAGCCATAACCCGGAGACGTTCACTGAGCGGGAGGATTACCCTAAAGGGATCCAAGAGCGGGACTATTACCGGGACAAAACAGAACAGCGTAAGGTCGTTCTGAACGCTCAAAATTTCATCCCAGAGATGCAGGTTTCAACGAACCCCGACGCGGTGAATGGGCCTCCGATCCTTACTCCCTCAGGACACGCGATCGGGGGCAATTCGCGCGCGATGGTTGTTCAACGACTGCACACGCGCGGGGATCTTGAAGATCAGCGGGGCGAATACCTTGATCTTATCAGGGAAGAGGCCGCGAGCTTTGGGCTAGATCCGGCGCAGGTGGACGGGCTTAAAAAGCCCATGCTTGTCAGGGTGCTACAAGATCGATTTGATTCGCCGAACGAGATGAGAAATCTGGTTAGGGTGGCAAATGAGAGCTTTACCGGAGGGATGAGCGCGGAGGTTAAGGCCCGGCGCGCGGGTCTTGCGCTCAGCCCTAAGGCTCTCCGGGTGCTCTCTTCGTCCCTAGAATCACATGGAGGATCACTGGCCTCTTTCCTAACAACTCCCTCAAATAAACTGGGCGATGTTGTCCAAGAGCTCCGCACCGGGGGCATGATCACAGAGCAAAACTTCTCTGAGATGGTGAAAGACACAGAGCGCGGTCAGGCGTTAACTCAGCAAGGGGTTGCTGCGGTTGAGGCTGCGATCTCTGGGCGCCTCGTTCCTGATCTTGGGGTACTTTCTAATCTGCCGGAGGGGTTCAAGAGCAAGAAGCTCCCTCAGGTGGCTCTGGAGCTCGCAAAAGAGGGCAAGATCGATCAGTTCCAAGAGCCGATCACTAATGCTCTCAAGGCCTATACTGCGATGGTTCAACAAGAGGGGGCTTTTGAAGGGCTCGCGCCCCGTGTAAAGGTTTCCCTTGTCAACACACGCCTACAACAAAAGAGCCTTCTCGGAGAAGATGAGCAGATGAGCGCGGTTAAGGGGGATCCTCTTACCCGTGAATGGTTAAACCTGTTTATCTCAATGACCGGGCCCCGGGTCGCTCAGCGCAAGGTGCGGGCAGTGCTCAAGGGTCTTGAGGGAGAATCAGGCCTCTTCCCCGTTCCCCCTAAAGAGCCCCTTGATGCTGTCCGTGATGCAACGGGCGGGATCTCGGTCAACGCTTCCTAATGCTCTTCTCCGACCTATCCCCCAAAGCGGCGAGCGTGATCGATGATCATTTTGCTGCGCTGTCTATCGAGCTCCTCGGGCTAGAAGCTGCGGGCGTCTCGCGAGAGTACGCGGAGCGGTTGATCGATGAGGGGATCTTGAGGGCCGACGCTCTGAGCGGGCTGGTTGTGGGCCGGGTCGAGGGTGAGCCGGTAAACCCGATCCTCATGATCCGGCTCATCGGGCAGCAGTACGCGGAAGCAGGAGGAGCAGAGCGCGAAGAGCTGCGCCGGGCCACTGTCAGGGAATGGTCGAAGCGGCTTCAGATACCTGAGGGGCCTCGCCCTTATCAGGTGCAAGCGGATCGGCCCACCGAGCCCACGCCGGGAGCGGTTCCCCCGATCGGTCCCTCTTGGCTCGGGGACGGGGATCGGGCTGCGGTCGTGGGGGCGTATCAGAGCGCGGGGAGCCTGATCCGGGGGCTGGGGTCGATGACCCAGGGAGACCTCGACCGGGTGATCTGGGAGGAATGGAGCGGGGAGAGGCTCGACTACACACCGGATCCCGATCTGCGAGAGGAGCGACTTGAGGTCATTCGCGAAGAGCTCGCAACTGCGACGATCGATCGGGCCCCCCGAGCGGAGGTCGCGCGGAGGATGAGGGACCGGCTCGGAGATCTCGCGAGGAATTGGGATCGGATCGCTGAGACCGAGCTCCAAGCGGCGCATATGGACGCGCAGCTTTATGAGGCGATGATCCTTGAGGGGGAGGGGGCCCGGGTCGCGAAGATCCCGGATTCTGGGGCCTGTGGCGATTGTCGCGAGGCGTACCTAGAGCCGGAAGGTGAGCCCCGGATCTTTGCTGTCTCTGAGCTACTGTCCAACGGAACAAACGCAGGTAGAAAGCGGAGAAACTGGCTACCGGTCGCTGGTCCAATGCACCCCCGCTGTCGCTGCGATATGATCACAGTGCCCGAAAATATGCGGGTGGATCGTTCCGGTAGGCTCCGGGGGGTGCGCGATGATGAGGATCGGGGCAGCTTGGACGCTGATCAAGGCGGAGACTGAGCAGGACGGGATCGCGAAGATCGGGGGCGTGATCTCGACCGAGGCGCGTGATCTTCAGGGAGAGATTGTTCTTCAGGACGGGCTCGATTTCTCTGAGTTTGAACGCTCGGGGTACTTCAATTACGAGCACCGCCCCGGGATCGAGAACCTGCTAGGCTACCCAACGCGCGTGATCCGCAAAGGGGATCAAACGATCGTCGAGGGTGTCCTGATGCTCGATCGTCCCAAGGCGCGCGAGGTCTACGACACCGCGCGGGCGATGTCCAAGAGCCGGGGGCTCCGATCGCTCGGTTTTAGCGTCGAGGGCCACGTCGCTGAGCGCGATGAGCAGGATCCAAAGATCGTCAAAAAGGCGATCGTGCGCCACTGCGCGATCACCTCATCCCCGATCAATCCTCAAACCTCGATGGAGCTCCGCAAGAGCTTCGATCAGCTAGAGGCCCTCTACAAGGGAGCGATCGGCTACCAGACCCCGGCGCACGGGGGCGGGGCACTGGCTCCCCTGGTACCTCAGCAGCTCGACCCTGGGATCTCTAACGCGGGGCCGCGGGTGCTTGATCGGCGCCTAGCAGACACCATCCGGGCGCTCTCAACCAATTTCCCCGCGCTCCCCGTCTCGGATCTCCTCCGTGCGGCGCGCGAAATTATAGGAGATCAGAAATGATCAGAGATGAGCTTATTGAGCTGCTCCGCGAAGCGGGCGCAGACACCGAGCGCGCGGAGCGGCTGGCAGATCAGCGGCTCCGTGATGATTCATTTAACAGCGAGCTGAGCAAGAGCTTTGAGGCGATCCAAGAGGCGCAGGACGCCCAAGAGCGGATCGAGGCCGAGCACGCCGATCGGTTGGTCAAGGCTCACGCCGAGGGCCAGCAGGAGCTCGCGGAGCTCTTCGCCCCTGCTCTCGATCAGTTTCTCGCGGAGCAGCGGGCGCAGAATCAGGCGCAGGCGACCGCACTGGGCGCGATGGTCAGCCTGATCAAGAGCCAGCAGGAGGAGCTCAAGGGCCTCCGATCTAGCCTCGACGCGCAGCGCACCGAGAGCGCAGAGGCACCCCGATCTAAGGCGATCGATTACATCCCCGCGCCCGGGGAGCAGATGGCTAAGGGCGACGCCCGGGCCGATCTTTATGCACAGCTTGAGGAGCTGATCAAGAGCTCCCCGGACTCCGCCCCCTCCGCAGTCGAGGCGATCTCGATGCTGGAGAGCGGAGCAGATCCACAGACCGCGCGCGCTCGCGCTGGCCTCGTCTAAGGAGAAAGATCAATGTTTAACGCTACCAGCAGCCAAGAGATCGCGCGCGTTCTGGGGTCGCTCCAGAAGGGCGAGGTCGGCTATCAGACGCCCCTTGTTCCTCAGGGCGGGAGCCAGATCGCGAGCAACCTGAGCCCGCTCATTCCGCAGCAGCTCGCTCAGACCCTCTCCAGCGCGACGAGCTCAATGGGAGATCTTCGCCTCTGGCCTATGCTCTCCAAGGTCGCGGCGCTGAATACGATCGTTGAATATAACCGCGTTCTGAATCACGGCGCCTCAATGAACCCCTTCATTTCCGAGGGTGGGATCAGCGCGCTCAACCGGGGCCGATATGAGAAGGTCGCGGTCAAGATCCGCTATATGGCAGAGCGCCGGAGCGTCACCGATGTCGCCTCTATGGTCACTCTCGCCGGGCCTGATCAGAACGCGCTCGCTGAGGAGACTCGGCGCGGGACTGAGAACATTCTCCGCCAGCTTGAGGAGAACCTTTTTCACGCCGACAACACGATCAACGATCTCGCGTTCGACGGCCTGATCAAGCAGGTCCGGGACGGGGGCAACGTCGCGGATCTTGAGGGCAAGGCGCTCACGCCGCTGTATCTTCAAGAGGTCATGGGCGCGCTCTATGGGGCTCCGTTCTACGGGCAGGCGTCTCATATCCTGGTCTCTCCCCGTGTCCTTGGCGATCTGATCCAGCAGAGTGTTCTTCACGGGCGCCACGATCAGATCAGCGCACAGGGGACGCTCACTTACGGGCGCTCAGACCTCGCGATCTCTGGTCCTTATGGCCCGATCCCGGTCGTCGCTTGTCCGTTCCTTGAGCGGATCGATCGCGTCCGTCCGGGCAACGCAGCGGTCTATAGCGGAGCGGTCAATACCCCGACCCTCGCAGAGGCAGCGGGCGCCGTCGCAGTGGGCGAGACCTCCAAGTTTGGCGCGAACGACGCAGGCAACTATTTCTATAGCGTCGTGGGTATCGGGCCCGATGGTCAGAGCGCCCCGGTTGATTCCGGCGCGGCTGTCGTTGTGGCTCAGGGTCAGAAGGTCACGCTCACGCTTGGAGACGCTGCGGGGCAGATCAGTTATTTCAAGATCTACCGCAGCGCAAAGGACGCGGCGAACGCGAACGGGGCGCTCTTGATCGGTGAGGCGAAGCGCACTGGCGCGAACACCACGTTTACCGATTTCAACGCGCGCACCCCCGGCGCGTCGGACGCGATCTTGGTCAACACCTCGCCCGATCATCTCTGCTGGTACCAGCTCAGCAGCCTGATCCGGCGCCCGCTCGCGCAGACTGACACCTCCATGCCGTTCCTGCTCATGCTCTTTGGGGCCCTCGCGGTCAAGCTCCCGAGCAAGATGCACCTGATCGAGAACATCGGCACCCGGGACACGTCCGCCGTAGGCGGCAGCCTCACCCTCCTTAACCCCTAAGCCTAGAGCATAGGAGCTCAGATCATGCGATACCGGAAACAAACCCAAATCAAAGCCGCTCGGGTGCTGTCGCGCGTGGTGCCCGTGGTTGATGGGGTGATCGATGTGTCTGATCTGAGCGAGGAGGAACGCGCACAGCTCGCGGGCGCAGGTTGGGAGCTCATCGTTGAGCCCTCCCCAGAACCTGCCCCCGAGCCTGCTCCTGAGCCCGTTAAGCGGCGCAGGGGCCGACCTAAGAAAAAGGCCGATTAAATGGCGACCTTTCAAGAGCGGGGATATGGGCCGGACTGGCTCAAGAGCACCTACCTCCTCGGCGTTGATCTAACGCTCGACGACGGGAGCCCCTACCCCGATCTGATCTTCAACACTGCGATCGAGCAGTCGGCGCGCGCTGTGGCTGATGAGCTGGGGCTGATCTTTGAGCCTCAGATCTTCCGCGAGCGCCACGACAAGGACCCCGGACAGGCTCCGAGCTGGTGGCCTCTCCGCTCCAGGTATCGCCCGATCGTGGACGTGCAGGAGGTAAATCTTCTCTACGGGAACAGCACGACGCGCGCGGAGCTGCCCCCAGAATGGGCGCTTGTTCCTGAGCCTATGGCGGGACAGATTCACCTAGTACCGACCGCAGAAGGCGCGAGCTCTTACCTGATCATCGGGGGCCAGCCCGTCCTCGTCGGGGATCTGGCTCATTCTTCCTACGTCCCGGGCTATTTTGAGATCGTTTACCGGGCAGGATTCCCCCTCTACTCGGGCACGATCACGATCCCAGCGGGCCAGCTCTCGGGCTCGGCGCCACTGGGCCGGGATTTTCTGGACGTGTACGACGTTGAGCTCACCGCGCCCGCAGGGGTCACAGCAAAGATCGCTGAGAAGGGGTACAACTCGATCAGCGTCTCGATCGATGCGGCTCAGGGGGCTGACACCTCGATCGAGTGGAAGATCGACAGCCTCCCTCGGGACATCGTGCGCGCGGTCGCTCTCCGGGGCTCTGCGCTGGTTCTCGACGTGGCGGGGGATCTCATCGCAGGCGCGGGGATCGCCTCGTTGAGCGTGAGCATGGACGGGCTGAGCCAGAACCTTAACACGACCTCTAGCGCGACAAATTCGGGCTACGGGGCGCGGGTGCTCCAGTTTCAGAAAGAGTATAAAGAGTTGATCGCCACGCTCCGCGCCACCTATCGCCCGATCCAGGTTGCAGCCCTATGAGCGCGATCCCTCTCCCCTCCCGGGTTCCCCCAAAACTAACGCCCCGGGCTGATTTCCGCCCCGAGGAGTTTAGGAAGCGGATCCTCTCGCACGGGGCGAGGGTCTACTGGGAGCAGGCGATAGATTGCCCCTGCGCTCGACCTGCGGAGGAATATGGATTCTCATCATCTCTCGGCGCCGGATCCCTACCGGCGAACGCTCGCGCGCGGGCTGATTGTCTTGCTTGTGCTGGGCGCGGCTATGCGTATCATTCCGGTCAAGAAATCATCGCTCTCATCACAGGCGCCCGGGCTGAGGACAAGCGTTTTTCAGAGTACGGGGGCGCGCTCTCCTCGGGGCAGATAGGGGTCACTCTCCTCCCTGAGCATCTTCCCCGGCTCGGGGACCGTTTCACGTTGATCCAGTCAGAGATGCTCTTCTCCGAGACACTGACGCGAGGATCAGGGGCGACGGATTCGCCCAGGTATCAGATCAAGATCAGAGCGCACGACCTCGCAGCGGGGCCTCAGAGTTTCGGGGTCCGTTATCTGCTCCTTGCTGACGCTCAGGGAGAGGTGGACCCGAGCGAGACCAGAGCCGAGGGGGTAGATTTCACGATCGGCGCAGGGGGAGAGATCGACTGGTCAGGAGCTCCAGCGGGGCGCGCTCCTGCTCAGGGCTCTCGGTACTCTGTGACCTATTACGCGAGCCCCCGATATATGATCGTGAACCACCCCCACGCGGTGAGGGACTCTCAGGCCGTTCGGAAGAGCCCGAGCCAGTATGAGATCGAGCTCCCGATCTATGCAGAGGCCCGGCTAGAGTTCCTCGGGGGGGCCTGATCTGATGATCCAGACCGGCCTAGATCCAAAATCGCGCGAGGCGCGGGCGCACCGGATCGCGAGAGCCCTGAGCGCGGCATGGAAAGCGGAGGCGCGAGAGTACGGGCTCAAGAGCACTCTCCCCGAGTACCTGAGCGCAATCGTGATCAAGAGTGTCTCCGCAGATCTTGTCGTTGTCGCACTGGCGCCGAGCACGATCGCCCATATCATTGAGCACGGGTGGGGCCCGGTTGATTTGCGGCATTTTCTCCTGAGCGAGGCTCACAGAAAGCCCGGGAGCTCGCGGATCAGATACGACAAACAGGGGCGCCCCTACCGATCGATCATGTTTAGGCGCAAGGTCGCAGAGATCCGGCGCCACGGGTTCAAGGGCGCATATTCAGAGGCTAAACAACTCAGCGCCACGACCTCAGATCAGTACTCGGGGCGCCTGATTTACGGCTCCTCGATGCCCTCAGGTCGCGCTCGTCATCTGGTTAATCAGAGCGGGGTTGTAAATGTCTCCGATTTCCTCGCAGGGATGAGGCGCCTTGAAGGGGTTTACTCGTCAGCGGCTGCGGGGAATCAGGGCACCCGATCAACGTATGCAGTTTGGAGAACAGCGAGCTGGAAGCGCCCGGAGGCGTGGCAATACCCAAGGCGCGAGCCCGCGAACCTAGCGCACCGGGTCGCGGCGCAGGTTGATCAGATCATCGAGGGGGCCGGGATATGATGCACCGACACCTAATCACCGCGATCGGCTCCGGTCTGGATCACTACAAGGGAGACCAGGGGGCCTTTTCTGCTCTGCTCGGGATCCCCTCCCTCGGCGCTGACCTTGCTCAGGATATGTTTAATCGGCTCAACAGCTCCCCCCCAGCCCTGCGCTCTTATGGCGAAGCAGGAACGGCTCAGCTTCCTGTGATCGTCGTGCGCCTGCTCTCTCGTTCTGTGGAGCAGCGCCCCCTCGGTCCTACAGCAGGAGGCGAA